CCAATACTTACTTTCATAATAAATCCATGTCAAAATATTCTTGTCTACAGTTTTCACAGGTTATGTACTTTTCTACAAACTCGTCCAGCTCTGCTGCCTTTAAATAAGGTAAGTGTATCCCTGTGAAGCATGTTCGATGTTCCTCTGAGCCACAGTAAGGATGCCCTGCGTGCACTCCTGTCATTGTTATATGTGTTGTTTTCATCATAGTACCTCCTCCTCTAGTGCATAGATCATTAGACAGTGTGCCTGACAATTCTGTTGTAGTTCTTGTATTTCGTGCACAAGCACTACAACAACACTCAGAAGCACTAAAAAAGTACCTACGATTAGTATGCTTGCCATAGTATCATTTCTCATGCTACCTCCTGCTTCCAAAATACATCAACCAGTACCTTCTCCAGAGAGTAGGCTTCAATTTCCCAAGGTTGATCTACATATGCACAATCTTGGTAGTCAATGCCGTTCCATAAGTAATTATCACTGTTCATTTTACCACGAATAAACTGACTGGCATGTACTAGCTCGTGTGCTATATTAGATGCTAGCTCTTGATCGCAATAAGGAGCAGTATCGCCACACTCAAAAGAGTAATTCTCAGAGAGAGTGATTTCTACATGCTTTGTATCGCCATCACAAAGACCTGCAGTGTTGCCCGCTAGTTCCTTCACATAATCAAACTCAATAAGAGCCTCATGTGGAGCACCTTCCGGAAACAAGGAGTTTATAACATCGTCAATAAACGTGTCAAACTTAGTATTTTCATTATAGTATCTAATCATTTCTGTTCCTTTAGTTTATATAAATATTATACGCCTCTTTGGAGCGGGTTGTCAATAACTAAATCTCTCTTCCTTAAAAATCTCCGAAGTCATCTTTGTCGTCATGAAGTAAATAACATCCTATCACTACGATCAATACTACTATTATTTCTGTTGTTGTCATATCTTTTTCCTCTTTATAAATCTATAACTACGTTTGCGAAGATACGAAACTTGGTTACGTATCGCGGTTTCTGTACGCCCAGGAATTAGCTCCATCAATTCTTCTAAGGGAATATTGAAGTAGTGAAGCGCAAGTAGTTTGCGTTCTTCTATCGTCCAAGGCTTCTTTTTATATATTTTCATGGGGTTATTATATTCCAAAACGTGCATTTTGTCAAGAACTATTTTAAAAGGATACTAACTAAAAATTATTCTTGACATGAAGGTTAGTTTCGTGTATAATTCACAAATATTAAGTTAGAAATTTATTAAAGAAAAACGCATTTAACTCTTGACAAGATGCTAAGGAGCGCGTTATAATATATTTCAAGAATCATAGGAGACAAGATAATGGAAGCAATGGATATAGGTATATTTATATTTTGCTTAATTGGGAGCGGGCTAACATGTCATGCTCTCGGTAGGAGAGAAGGAATTGAATCAACAATAGAACATCTCGTAGACGAAGGTCTGCTAGAATTCGAAGAAGACTAAACATTACTCACATAAAATAGGATTAGAAAAATGCCAACAAAATTTAAAGAATCAATGACAGTAGTTATAGACCGAAAAAAGAAGCAGTACAAAACTGTTAACTACTTTATGAGCGGTGTAAGCACAAAAGAACTATTAGCTGCTCTCGAAAGCACCAGCACACTTCCTAAAAAGAAGACTAAGATTCGGAATGAGCTAGTCAAAAGGAAAGTTATTTAATGCACGTAAAGGTATGGAGTAAAGACCACTGCCCTTATTGCGTTATGGCAGTAAAGGCATGTGACCAGTTATCAGATATCTTAGACGACTTTGAGTACGAAGTGGTAAAGCTAGGTGTAGATTTTGAAGTAGAAGACTTCACCAATGAATTTATGTATGCTAAGAGTTTACCACAAATTAAGGTAGACGGAAGACACGTAGGTGGGTGGTCTCCTTTCAAAGAGATCGTTACCACTGAAATACGTAATTATGATGGCAATATAGGCTCGCCAACTAAATAAATTAAGAAGCCTAAAGCAAGAAGGAGAAAATAAGTGAACAAAGATAGAGTAGCAGTATGCTACTTATGTGACTTGGTTACAGCACTTTGCTGTATAACAATACCATTTCTAATGATATACATATCAGCAACAGCAACGATCTAGGAGAATATAGATGAACAAAGTACAAGTACAAGCACAGTTAGCAACAGATGAAGGTACCATATACGAAGTCTATCTAGACCACTTAGGCTATGCTACTTTTGGTATTGGACATTTAATACTAGAAAAAGATGCTGAGTATGGTTGGGAAGTTGGGACTTCTGTCTCTGAAGAGAGAGTTACAGAAGCCTTCCAAGCAGACTTAAATATTGCTATTGACGAGTGTGAAGTGTTATACGATAAGTGGGAATCATTCCCAGGAGAAGTCCAAGAGATACTAGTGAATATGCTATTCAATCTTGGAAGACCTAGACTAAGTAAGTTTAAAAACTTCAAGAAAGCACTAGATTCAGGCGACTGGAAAACTGCTGGCGTAGAAGGCAGAGACTCTGCTTGGTATCGTCAAGTAGGTAACAGAGCCGAACGTCTCATGGTGCGTATGGAAAACGTGAGTTAGATGTCAAAATTACTAGCAGGTATAATAGTGGCTATGGGTGTTTCAGGATACATGTACTATCAATTAAGTATAGTACCAATGAAGAATGAAATAATAGAATTGACCCGTGTCACTATGGCTCAAGAGCTTAGAAATCAAGAGCAGTTAGATACAATAGCAGCTATAAAGGACAGCTTTGAGATTGCAGGTAAAGCCTTGCAAGGAATGCAAGTAAGGAATCAACAATACGAAGACCAAATGTCTGAGTATCTTGATGTATTTAGACGACATAATGTATCTAAACTAGCCAGTGCTAAACCTGGCCTACTAGAAAAGCGCGTCAATGCGGGTACAAAGGAGGTATTTGATGCTATTTCAGAAGACAGTGTTAGGATTAGTCGTCTTAACGATTAGTAGTTGTAGTTTAATACCACAGCCACCAAGAGAAGTTAAGATTGTAACTAAGCCTGTTCAGATTGCTATAATACAACCCGTACTGCCTAGGTCTATCAAACTAAGAGAACCTAAGTGGTACGTTGTATCTGATGCAAAGATTATAGAGCCGTGTATTAAAGACCCTGAGACTAAAAAACGTGACTGCAAGCTAGGAAAGGAGGATCAATATCCTGAAGGCTACAGCTATCTTGACAGATTTTTAGATAGCATAAAAAAGAAGAATGGAGGAGATATTGTATTCACGGCTATGACTATAGCTGACTATGAGTTAATGGCTCATAACACCCAAGAGATTAGAAGATATATAAATCAACTTGGAGAAGTAATAATCTACTATCGAGAAGTAACTATACCAAAAGAAAAGGAGTAATAGTGAAATACCAAGTAGTAAAAGACTTTCTACCTGCGGATGTAGCAAAAGGTCTTGCAGATTACATTTACTTTTCACAGGCAGCTAATTGGAACTACTACTATAAGTTTGGAGAACAAGAAAAGCCTCGCTATATAGAAAATACTATAGCGGGATTGCAGGATAAAATAGATACTCAAAGACTTTTGCGAGAAAGCCTTGCAGAAGGACACTTTACTTACAGATTAAAAAGACTTACAAAATGTAAGGAAGAGTCTTGCAGTTGTGTTATGTGCCTGTTTAGAGAAGATGTGCTAAGCAGCCCAGATTTCCTACAGTTTATAGGACAGTTAGCAGGTATAGACAACCTAGAATTAGTAGAAGACTTTGCAAGTGTGTATGGGCAGGGAGACTTTTTAAGTATTCATCCTGATCCTAACTTTGATGTTGCTTTTATATTTAATCTTACACAAGAGTGGAAATATGAGTACGGAGGTTGTTTAACTGTGTTCGACAACAAAGAAGAACCTCCGAAAGTAATTTTTCCAGAATATAACTCCTTAGTGCTTTTGTACTTGGGAGACGGGGGAATAGATCATTATATTAGTGAGGTATCTTCTTTAGCTCCTAACTCCCGTATTGCTATCAGCGGTTGGTTTAACGCACCCAAGAAAAGTTCTTGACATTGTATCTGACTTTTAGTATAATACTTATTCAATTTTAGGAGAACACCATTAATCTTTTTTACTTAGACGAAGACCTCGATAAGTCTGCAGAATATCATGTTGACAAACACGTTAACAAGATGATTCTTGAAGCCGCACAGCTTATATGTACTAATCTCTGGATAGATCATCTATTCGGATTTGTGCCTCGTACTATTACTAAAGAAGAGAATAAAGTTCTTCAGGAAACTCGTAAGAAGTGGAAAGAGGTTCCTATGCAAGATAGGCTCTTTCCATACCTTCCTACCATGCAAAACCACCCTTCATGTGTTTGGGTACGTTCTTCATTAGAGAATTTTTACTGGACAAATTGTTATGCCTTTGCTCTTGCGAGTGAGGCGCACTACCGCTATGGTAGCCTTCACAAAAGTTTTGAAATGCTACAAAAGTTACCAGAGCCTAAGCACATGGAAGACCACGGATTTACTCGGTTTGCACTCGCAATGACGGAAGAGTTAAAAGACGATAGTGACCCAGTACAAGCATACCGGAACTTCTATATGCTTGACAAAGCCACTTTTGCAGAGTGGAAACACAGAGATGTTCCGCCCTGGTGGGATGAGGAACTCGCAGACTATGAAAACAGGATATCAAGAAAATAAAAACAGGACTATAAAATGAAACAAGAAAGTACAGTAAAACTTATATCATCATCGTCGACTGACCTACTGCAGGATATTGCCTATATGGCAAGAGTCTCGAATCCTAGTAATCAAGATAATGAAGAGACAGCCGAAAAGCTGCTGAAGTATTTAATCAAGCATAAGCATTGGTCGCCATTTGAGATGTGTAGTATAACTCTAGAGATAAATACTACACGAGATATTGCACATCAGATAGTAAGACACAGATCTTTTGCTTTTCAAGAGTTTAGTCAGAGATATGCTAAGCCCGAGGCTCTAGGGTTTCCTTTTAAACTTCGCACAGGGCGGTTACAAGACGTTAAGAACCGTCAAAACAGTATAGAAAGCAATGATAGACAGCTAGAAATGGCATGGATACAAAAACAAAAAGCAGCTATTGCTACGGCTGAAAGTATATACTATTGGGCACTTGAGCAGGGCATTGCAAAAGAGCAAGCTCGTGCTGTATTGCCAGAAGGTTTAACTAAAACTAGACTGTATATGCACGGAACTGTTCGTTCTTGGATGCACTACATTGATGTTCGTACCACTCCAGGTACGCAAAAAGAGCATATGAATGTGGCTAGAGAGTGTGCATATGCTATTAATCCAGTATTTAGTATGATTAAGGAGTTCGTACATGACTAAGAAAATAGTTAACACCGCCCCTAGTGGAGAAATGCCTGTATGGGAAGAGGTTTCTGAAGCCTTAACTACGCAACAAGGGGGCAATCATTACAAACAGCTAAAGGTTCAACCCGTAGAGTACATACATGCGAATAAACTTGGGTATATGGAAGGTAATGTAGTAAAATATGTTACTCGCCACGCTAACAAGAACGGGGCAGAAGATCTTAAGAAAGCTATACACTATTGTGAATTACTATTGGAGCTAGAATATGGGAAGAGTGTCGATAAAGAAGAAGGACTACGAAAACTTAAGTCCGACGAACATAGAGAAAGTCAAAGCCTTACTGAACCCGGAGCCTTCAGCCCAACCTTCGGGGGTATCGTCAACCAAACCGATAACTAAAAAACAGGCTTGTGATATTCTAAATATCTCCTATAATACTACTAGATTAAATAATATTATAGAAGAGCATGACGATAGAAAGGAATACACAAAAAAGCGTAAGGCAACCCTGCGAGGAAGACCCGCTAGTGAAACTGAGATTAATGAAATATGCACTAGCTTTTTACGGGGCGATACTGTTACAGACATTGCAAAAATGTTATTCCGGTCGAGTGGGTTTGTGCGGGCAGTTCTTGAAAGAGTTGGCGTACCAAAACGACCTAGCAATAAAGAAGAAAGAGTAACAGCACATTACTTCCCCGACGAGTGTGTATCTGAAGACTTTGAGCGCGGGGAGATAGCGTGGTCGGCAACGTATCACAGCACTGTTATAATTAAAGAACGATTGACTTCTGAGTTTTTGAAAGATAAGCAAGGTATGTCAAATTATGACTATGAGGGAAAGTACGGATGCCCTTGTTACTCTATTTATGTAATACAGAAGATAGACAGTGAAGACACGCTCTTCTCTAGTGTTGATGCAGGAGGTTTTAATGCGGCTGCTCCAGCGTATGAA